TTCCACTTTTTCCAAGAGCTTTATTATGTGCTTCTTGTTTTGATTTGGATTCCTGTTCAATAGAATCTGATATGAATTTATATGTTATGGATCTTAACCATATAGGCATGTTATAAACAGTAATATAATCATATCCACCACGACCATAAAAAATTATTTCGTGAATTTGTTTAAATAGATTATATCTATACTCTTGCGTCAGGCCAAAAAAACTGAACCTGAACAGGAATAGTGACCTCCTCTTCACCATTTGCCCCGTCATGTACAAAACTCATTTTAGTATCTGGTTGGGTTGCTTTAACGTGTAATCTAAATGCTGATGAATCTCTAGCAAGTAAAAAATTATCTACAAACTCACGAATAGTTTTCTTTTCATAATCACCATCTACAGATAAAATTTGATGTTTTAAACGTGTAGAAATATCAGCAGATGAATTTTTATTAATACGTTTCATACCTTTAATTTCAGCATCAATTGCTTTTTCATCTCTAGATGTAAGATATTTAAACGTAATTTTATTTTTTGAATAAGGTAATTCAAAATCAAATTCATTTACTCCTTGTGTAACTTTATTTTCATCTAATTCTATTGGCATTAATTCAGAAAGATCTACTATGATTTCTTCTCCTTCATATGTAAAAGGATATTCTTTACCATATCCTAACACACGAGCTGCTATCATTATTGAATTTTTATCACCAATTAGTAAATCATCCCAGTCAAATTTAGTTACAACAAGAGATTGTAATAATTTATCAATTACTATTCCTTGTTTAATATAATTTAAATTAGTTAAAATATCTTCTTCTTTAGCAGTCATATACTTAATTTCTACTTTTCCAGATGATAAAGGATGTTCTTCAGGATATAATAATCCTTTTGAAGGTAATTCTACAATTTCTGTAGGGAATTTAAATTTTTGTTCTTCCATAATTTTTATTTAGATAACTTTGTTGTCATATATAAATATATGGAAAAAAAAGAAGCTCGCAAAAAATGCGAGCTCTTTTAATTTTCTTTTTATTGTTAGAAATTTAATACACAATAATCTGGTTGAACTACCATAGAAAGGTTTACTGCTGTATCTGCTGTATCCCAGTTATATTCACCAAAGTTAGCACTTGTGATAAAACATCCTTTTAAGATCCATTCTGAAACGATATCACCTACAGGTCCTAATACGTTAAATGTTAAATCTTTTTTATACATATCTGAGTATCCATCACGTCCTGTTACTGATTCGTGGTGTAAACGTACCCATTCCATTACTGCCTGAGCACCTGATGGTGTTACTGGGTCATAAAGGGTAAATGTAATTGGATCCCATTTTGTCATACCTTTAATATAACGTTGAACGTTGATATGGTTTAGTGTAACAGTTCCTGAGTTTAAAGTAACAGCACTTACACCTTTGATTTCGTATGAAGGGATACCATCAATATACATGATGAATCGGTTCGCCTGTTTTGGTTCAAACGCGGTGAAAAATATTTCGTTAGAATCTAATATTGCCATTTTGTTTTTTGTTTAATTTTATTATAAATATTTAATATTTAAATTTTTTATCCAGGGAAAGTAGCACCTGTTGGCAAGATGTTGAAATCTAGATAAATAAATTCTGCCGTTTTAGTTGGTTGGATATAAATCTGACCTACCATTTGGTTTCTATCTATCACATCAGCGGGGTTATTACTGTCATCCATGATTACTTTAAAAGCATACAAACCTTGTTTTTGTTGTACTGTTTCTAAGTAAGGATTTACTGCTGCTAAGAAAGCATTTCTTGTAGCTATTGTATTTTGTTCAAATACTAAGTTTTGAGCTACATCTGAAATAAAGTTTTTCAAAGCAATTAATAATCTACGAACATTTACACGATCAAGAGCTGATGCTTTTTTCTGTAATGTTTTTTGTCCATATACTACTACTCCATTTGCAGGGAATGTAGCAATTGGATTTACATTACCTGAGTAAAGATTGTCTCTTTGTGTTTGAGTTAATTTAGTTTCTGCTCTAACTACAAGATTTAATCCACCTCTATTAATACCTGCTGGGGCAAACCAAGGTTCAGATACGGTATCGTTAAAAGCAAATACACCAGGCATTACTGTTGATGCAGGGATCCATACTAATTGACCTGAATCTGGTTCAACAATTTGAACCCAAGGCCAATATGCTGCTGCGTATGAAGTATTTCTTGTTCCTGCTTGAACAACTGCTGTGTTCACACTTGAGCTATATGGTACTAAATCCATTACGTAAATATTATCACCTCTATTTTGAGTATTATTGATAATAGTAGTCATTACTGGACCATAATTCGCATCTGAGTTGTATAAACCAGGAGTTACTAATACATTATATTGGTATGCATCTTGATTAGCTAAGGCTGCTATAGACGCTGTATAATTTAATGCTACTAACCCTTGTGTGTTTGAACCATCAATATTATTATAAAAATTAGCACCATCTTTTATAGTACCTACAGCAGCACCAAATGAACCACTTACCGTTGAATTTGCCGGCATATAAGGTGCATATTGTGCTTTAGGATTACCATTATTGTCAAAATAATTAGGCATTAAGAAATCTGGGTCAATTGAAGATACATAGACGTATCTTGAATTTCTTCTATAATTACCATATGTTTGTACTGCGAAAGTATTTGGGTCTAATGCTTCATATTGATCACCAATAATTTTTGAAATAAAATTAGTAGCTGTTGGATCTAAAGATAAACCAGTCCATGTTTCTAATACAATTTGGTTGTTTGTATTATCATCACCTCTTCTGATTAATAAATCAAATGTTCCTGATGAGGTTGAAGAGTTTTGGATTGACCATCTAATATTGTTTGCAGATCCTGATGCTAATGAACCACTAATATCTACAGGGCTAGTACTATTCATAATAGTACCTTCAGAGATAGTAGTTAAAGTAAATGCACTACCACTAGCAATAGCACCTGCTGTACTACCAGATACAAAAGAGGAAGTTGCAGATGTATAGGAACCACTAACTACTCTAGTTACAAGTAAAGTTTCTCCACCATTAGCAAAGAAATTATATGCTGCAATTGATGTAAAGAATGAATATACATTACTAGCACTAAGAAAAGTAGAACCAAATTTATTAGTATAATCACTATATGAAGTAACAATAGTTGGAACTTCAACTGGTCCTAATACCGTAGGACCAACAATAGCTGCACTATTTCTAATAGGTCCTGTAGATACAAATGAATTATCATTTTCTCTTGCAAGTACACCTGGGGATATTAATGTTTCTGCCATTTTAAAATTAATTTTGTTTTGTTATAAATATGTAAAAATTTTTCAAAATCAGGTTTTTACAAATGTACCTGTATTGATATTTATTATTCCTTCTCCATATTTTGTTTGTAACAAAACACCTATTTTTTCTTGAATGGTGTTTATTTCCTGCAACTGGTTTAAAAGATTTAATTTTTTTGTTTGATATTCTGTTTCTAGAATTCCAAAACTGTTAATTAATAAATCTTTTTTATTTTTTAAATCAGATATTATTGATAACTCTTCTGGGGATAAAATAATGTTATCCATGTTAATAAATATCTAGAATTTTATTGAGAGATTCAATTACTCTAGAAGGTTTGATTGTTTTTGTGCATTCAAACTGTTTATATGTATTTTTGTTTTCTGGGCACCATTCCCAGTCACCAGGGTTTAACCAATGTTTATTAAAACATCCAGTACATATATTAGTATCATAATTAAAAATACGTTCACAATCTGTAAATTCACTATAAGGTAAACTGAATCCTGAGATTAATATAGTGGGAGTTCCTACTGACCAAGATAACCAAGATAACCCACTTCCAACACCGATGAAAGCATCTGCATATTTTAAATCAACTATTCTATCCTCAATTGGGTAATTACCTGTTTTATCAATTACATTTTTTAATGTTCCACCTAATTTTGAATCATGCCATTTATCACCTAATTTTTCATGAGTAATCATTACTACTTTGTAACCTTGTTCATTTAAATAATCGATTACTGATTGCCAACCTCCTTTATGATTCCAATACTTTGCATGTGCTGAAGCATGTGGTGCTATGACAATATATTTACCCTCAATTTGTTTTGATTTATTGGGAATTGTTACTTTAGGTTTATTTTCTACATAATTTAACCCTAAAACTGAGGATGCTGTTTCTCCAAGTGGATGTTGTTTAAAATCTATTCCGATTTTAGATTTATTTACAGTTCTATCTTCATTATAAAACCAACCAACATTATACATAGCATATAAATCATGTACTTCAGTACCAGGTGTAACAAATTCTAACTCAGGATATTCTTTTTCAAACCATTCATTATGGAATGTAGAACAAATTACGTGACATTGATGTTTTTTTCTAAATTCATCAACAAATGAAAACCAAGCTAAAGTATCACCGATTGCTGATGATTCAAAATGAATGTATACTCTTTTATCTTTAGCATTATAATTGTGCTCGAATACTAATTCGTCATTTTCTTTATCATAAACTTCAATTCTCCAATTAACAAAATATTCAGTACCAGGTTTGGTCCACATATTATTTGTTATTTCGGTTTCATATATAATTTTATCTGTTAATCTATCAATAAATTTAATTATATATTTTTTTGATTCAGAACCTAATACTTCCAAATATGCTCCTTTTAAAAAATTAAAAATAAATTTATTATTTGTTTTTTTATAAGGTAAATTAAGTTGAGTTAGATTGTTATATTCCTTGATTAAAACTTCTTTCATATACATTAATTAATTCTTTTGAACGATTAAACCATGATAATTCTTGGGATGTATTTTTAATTTTTTCTCTATATAAATCCCAATTATTTAATATATCTTTTAAACCTCTATCCATTTCAAACACATCACGAGGAGCTCTCCAAGCACCGTGAAAATCTGTTTCATGTTCCCAATCAGCAATAATAGGTAAACCTGCTGCTGCTGCTTCAACCATTGTTAAATTAGGATGACCAGCTTCTAACATAGTTGGGTGAACAAAAATATCATGTTCATGATATAATTCTAATAATTTACTGTTAGGAGTATCAAAAACCAAATTTAATTTAGAATAATTTAACATCCATAGATGACCATTGAAAAATCTTTTATTATCTGATGGTCCGGCAATGGTGATTTCAAGATTATTTAACATTGCCAATCCTAAACCATATGTAAATCCTTTTCTATCAAATGTAGCGTTTCCGGCTAAACCATTGTTAGCTATCATCAATAATTTAGGTTTTAAGGGTGATGCTTTAGGTTGTGGGTAAAACTCATCAACATTAACACCATGAGAAAAATAAATACATTTATCATTCTCAAAATAATCAACTAAAAATCTAGCAGGCATTAGAGATATAATAGAACCTTCAATTGCTTTTAAATTTTCTTTATAAACATGAGAATTTTTACCATAGTGATAAGCATGGTGATCATGTAATTGGTAAATATATGGAATACCTCTTTCAGCTAATTGTATTGCTAAATTTGCTACATGACAATGTACAACATCATATTCTCCAGGTTGTATATGACCTGACATTTTAATGTCTACTTCATGTCCTAATTTTTTTAAATTGTTGGTAAATTCCCATACTATTTTTTCAATAGCACCCCATGCTGGAGGTGGGATAGGAATACCACAACCTGGGTCTACTTGGCATATTTTCATTCTTGAACGAATATTAAGGGATTATCTGTTTTACTATCTTTAATTGTTTGCTCTATAATACTAAAACCTGGTAGATGTTTGGTGTAAATTTTTTCTGCTGTACCTATTTTTAAATTAGCTATATTACACATCCATAAATCAATGGCATCCCAAGGAAGTGTTTCTAATAATGTTTTAATTTTTTTAGTTTTAAGATTATTGATCAAATATGATTGTGCAGGGATAAAGGGAGTTACATTTGTGTAAATATCTTCAACTTTAGGTCCATTTAAATTTCTATCTTGCCATGGATTACCAAATCCAATAACATCCATATCTGTTTGATATGATAATCTGTTAAATCTGATTATTGAATCGTATAATTCTTGATAATTACTATCGATTATAACATCACCTTCCACAATTAATACAAAATCATAATCAGTATTATCATCAGCACATATAGCATTTTTATGTGCCAAATAGCATCCATAATGACCCGGAGCTAATTTGTAATATCCTGGTTTGTCTTGAACATCTTGGGGTCTAGCACAAGTATCTGAAGGTGGTAATTCAGTCCAAATTTTATTTACTCGTTGCTCATATTTAATTCCTGTTTTATTACAGAAATCTTGAATATTTTCTACTGATCTAATTTCTTTTGGATTGGAATCAGGTTCAGTAACCAAATGCATTAATTTAATCTTTGTATTTGGATTTTTTATTTCTAAATTACCATTAAATTCTAGATTTTTTACTTGAATAGTAGATATTTTAAGGATTTTATGGTAATTACTAATTTTAAATTCTACTTCCATTCCTTCTTCGTATGGAAGAACTTTATAATAATCTATTTTACTTTCTACATTTAATTCATCAAAAAATACTTCATTTTTATTTTTATCACGTACTGTGATTTGAATAAGTCTTGATTCTTTACTATTAGAAATTCTAATATAAGGAGCAAATGTATTTGGAATGTTAGTAGGTAAAACTGTAAAGTATTCTACTTGTGAAAAATCATGGTGATTAAAAGTTTCTAGACTTTTTTGGTCAAATATTTCGATATCTTCAAAATAAATTTGATCTGCACTTCTTTTAAATATATGATACCACATATTTTCAAGTCCATTGCTTTCACTTCCTAATTGGAAACGTAAATGTTCATACTCCTCAGCATTAAATACTTGATGAACATGATTAAAAAAGAAATTAGAATTAACAGCACAGAAATAGGTATGTAATGCATCACCTTCAGAAGCTTTATATTTACCAAAGTATGCTTTTTTAGTATCTAATATTTCAGATATTTTATCAATATGGTGTTGTGATTGTATTGTGTAATCAAAATTAATAAAGAATAATTTTTTATATCCTAAACTTTTTGCTAAGGCAGCACCATTTACATAATTAGAATGAACACTAGGTCCATGATAAACATCATTATCGTTTCCTCTTAAATTAATATGTACTTTGTGATCTAAATGATCTGACCAGTAATTACAGTAGTAAGTATGTTTTGTTAAAATATTATTATTATCAACAACAACATAATCTGCTTTAGATTCAATTTCAAAAGGAACAGGAATATGAGATGTTACTAATACTTTTGTTCCTCGAGCATGTATTGAATCTATTGTTTTTAATGTAGTTTCAATTACAGCATCACTTATAGGAAATGTAGATAAAACAAATATTTCTTCGTTTAAATTTGATTCTTTAATACCTAATTTTTCTGCAATTATATTACAATTAGCTTTAAAATCATCAAATTTTAGATAATTAATAGTTTCAAATTTATTAAAATAATCTAAATAAACTGGAAGATTATATATTAAAGTAGGGATTTGATATGAGATTGCTTCTCGAATAACTAAAGGCATTGTTTCTTTATCATTATCATGCCCACGAGAGGTAAATAAAAATAAATCCATTGCCTGATAGAAAGCATCCACATCAGATCGTTCATTCCACCATGTTAAATTTGAAGGTTGGTTTTGAGCTAATGGTTCCCAATACCATTTAAAATTATCTGCTCTATTTCCTAAACTGTGAAATTCAACATCAGGAAATTGTTTAGCATATTCAAAAAATTCTGCTTGATTTTTACGAGATGTGTATAACCCAACATGTAAAACGTGTTTTTTAGCCGGATCTAACTGTAAATTACGCAATACTTCTTCACGATTGGGGCGTTCTATATATTCAATAGGATATTCGACTAATACACTTGGAACGTTAATATTTTTGTATTGCTGAATTTGCCAATCCGATACAAACATAAATTTATCTGGGAAGAAACGTTTTTCATCTGTGTTAAAAGATGAATCATGTGATGTTTCTACAATAGAATAAGTTCGATCAGATGTGTATATTTGTTTAGTAATATCATCATCCATAAAGAACTCAGGTATTTCTTCCAAATGAATTATATCAGGTTTAATTAGATTTATAATATCAATTAATTCCTGTTTGTTATCACCTAAGGTAAAAAATTTATCAGAATCAACTAGATTTACTATTTTATTTCTAGTGACTACTAAAACACCTCCAGTACAATCAACCCATTCTACAAGATAAATTTTATAAGTATCTTTAAGTAATTCTATTTTTTTGGTTAAATATTGTGGGAGTCCGCCTGTTGATAAGTGTGGGGCAATAAATAACAATTTTTTCATAACAGTCTATTTCCCATAAATATACGTAAAATTACTTAGAGTACCAAGTTATTATTACCCGTTAACAAACCAGGTTGTATCTGGTCTAAAGCTTACTGTGTAATAACTACTGTTTATAGAAACCACATGTCCTATTCCTCTTATTACTGAAGATGCTGTTGTTGGTACTACTGAAGTTACTTGTCCTGGTGTTTCTGATATGAAAAGTGGATCTCCTGCTGCTGGTGAACCACCTACACTTGTAGAACTATACATACCCTCAAGTAATATAGAAACACCACCTGCAACACCTACTACTGTTTTTAAACATATTCCCAATATAGTATCTGATGATGCTAATGCGTTAGCATCTGCTAAAGACCAGATACCTGCACTTGATTGATAAACTAAATTTCCTACAGATAATGATGCTGCTGAAGTTTGAGAATAAAGTATTGTTCCTTGAGCATAAAAGGCCGCAACGTTTGGTCTAGTTATAGTAGTATGTCCTGGGAATAATGTGGCTGATAGACTAAGTGTTGATAAAGCTGTATCACCTACTGATAAGGATGTGGTAGCGTTATCAAATAATGCTTTTTCTCCAGCAAAACTTACATTACCATTTACATCTAATGTTTGTGTTGGGCTTGTAGTATTAATACCCAACCTAACATTGTTCACATCAGCGTATAAGAATGATACAGATTGTACTGTTGTAGCTGCTGTAGTTCTAACTAAGAAGTTAGGTTGATTTGTAAATACACCACCACTAATACCTGAGGTACCATTTATTGATTGACCACTTGAACCTGCTGAACCTGATGTACCTGAAGTTCCTGATATAGCACTTGCTCCATTATTTCCAGCAACACCATTATTACCATTTGAACCATTAGATCCTGTTGTTCCTGATACTCCTGATAATCCTGAGTTACCGTTATTTCCTGCATTACCGTTTGATCCGTTTGAACCATTAGTTCCGCTTATTCCTGAAACTCCTGAAACTCCGTTATTTCCGTTATTACCGTTTGAACCGTTAGATCCATTAGTTCCGCTTATTCCTGATACTCCTGAGTTTCCGTTTCCTCCGTTGTTTCCGTTTGAACCAGTTGAACCTGAAGTTCCTGATACTCCTGATAATCCTGAATTACCATTTCCTCCTGCATTACCTGATGAACCTGTTGAACCTGTTGAACCTGAAGTTCCTGATAATCCTGATAGTCCTGAGTTACCGTTACCTCCGTTATTACCATTAGATCCTGTTGATCCTGAAGTTCCTGATACTCCTGATAATCCTGAATTACCATTTCCTCCTGCATTACCTGATGAACCTGTTGAACCTGTTGAACCTGAAGTTCCTGATAATCCTGA